TGCCAGAATGGAAGTTCTGAGAGAAAGTCATGCAGACGGTCAGAGTAAGAATCTCTACATGAAGGGTATATTCATTCAGGGTGGTGTTAAAAATCACAATGAAAGAATATACCCAGTGGATGAAATTGGCAGTGCTGTCACCAGCATCAACGAACAAATCAAGGGTGGCTACAGCGTGTTAGGCGAAGTAGATCACCCAGATGATTTAAAAATTAACCTGGACCGTGTGAGCCATATGATCACAGAAATGTGGATGGACGGCCCCAACGGTTTTGGTAAACTCAAGATTCTACCAACCCCCATGGGCAAACTAGTTGAGACCATGTTGGAAAGTGGAGTCAAACTTGGCGTATCAAGTCGCGGCAGCGGAAACGTTAACGAGGCAGACGGCAAGGTCAGTGACTTTGAAATAGTCACTGTGGATGTGGTTGCGCAACCCAGTGCACCCAATGCATATCCCAAGGCCATTTACGAAGGGCTAATGAACATGCGTGGTGGGCACCGGGTATTCGAGGTGGCCCGTGAAGCCAGCGCAGATCAAAAAGTACAGAAGTATTTGAAACAAGCTGTAACCGGCCTAATCAAAGATTTAAAAATTAAATAGGAGATCACAATGTTAGATGCTATCAAACCATTGTTAGATAGTGGCATCATCAACGAAGATACCCAAACTGCATTGAATGAAGCGTGGGAATCCAAGTTGACTGAAGCACGTGAAGTTATTCGCGCAGAATTGCGTGAAGAATTTGCTGGCCGCTATGAACATGACAAAGCTGTAATGGTTGAAGCTCTAGACAAAATGGTTACTGAAAGCCTTACTGCTGAACTCAGAGAGTTCGCCAGTGAGAAACAAGCTCTTGCTGAAGATCGTGTGAAGTTTCAAAATCACATGATGGAAAGCGCAGGCAAGTTTGACAACTTCATGGTCAGCAAACTAGCCGAAGAAATCAAAGAGTTACGTGGTGATCGTAAAATTCAAAAGGAAGCTATTGCTAAACTTGAGAAGTTTGTAATCCATGCACTTGCTGAAGAAATCAAAGAGTTTGAACAAGACAAGCGTGCTGTAGTTGAATCCAAGGTCAGACTAGTTGCAGAAGCCCAGAATAAAATGGCTGAAATGCAACGGGCTTTTGTCAAACGCAGCGCGGGTCTAGTTAAGGAAACAGTAACAAAACATCTAGGCTCAGAATTGACTCAATTAAAAGAAGACATCCAGACTGCTCGTGAGAACATGTTTGGTCGTCGTTTGTTCGAAGCCTTTGCTAGTGAATTCGCAGTGACTCATCTGAGTGAGAACCGTGAATTTGCCAAGCTACACGCCATCATTGCCCGCAAGGATCAGCAACTGGTAGAAAGCAAGGCACAACTGGCCAAGACAAGTCAATTGGTTGAATCAAAGGAAAAAGAAGTTCGTGTAATCACAGAAACTGTCGCCCGCAAGGAAAAGATGGCTGAATTGCTAGGACCTCTTAACAAAGAAAAAGCAGACATCATGTCTAGCTTACTGGAAGGTGTGCAAACTGATCGTCTTCAGACTGCATACGACAAGTATCTACCAGCAGTTCTAAACAACTCCACAGTCAAGAAGCCCGTCAAGGCTGTGCTGTCTGAGGCACGTGTAGAAGTCACTGGTGATAAATCTGCTATCGTTAACGTTGAAAATCATGACAATGTCATCGAAATCAAACGTTTGGCAGGGCTAAAGTAGTACAAACTTTTATTAAAGGAAAATAAGAAATGACAACCCAACTATTAGAAGGCCGTTGGAACGAGACCAAAGACGCCCTGTTAGAAGGTCTACAAGGTACTCGTCGCAACACAATGGCTGTTATTCTAGAAAACACCAAGAAGCACCTGATGGAAAATGCAACAACTGGCGCAACAGCTTCAAGTAACGTTGCAACATTGAACCGTGTTATTCTACCAGTTATCCGCCGTGTTATGCCCACAGTTATCGCTAATGAAATCGTTGGCGTTCAACCAATGACAGGCCCAGTTGCACAGATTCACACTCTGCGTGTTCGTTATGCTGAGTCAAACAACGCCAACGGTACATCAAACGATGTAACAGCAGGCGACGAAGCATTGAGCCCATTCAAAGTTGCTGTTGCTTACTCAGGCGACGGCACAGCAGGTTTGGCCAGTTCAACAAGTAGTCTGGAAGGCGTTCCAGGTCGCAAGATCAACGTTCAAATCCTGAAGCAAGTTGTTGAAGCCAAGACACGTAAGCTAAGTGCACGTTGGACATTCGAAGCAGCACAGGATGCACAATCAATGCACGGTCTGGACGTTGAAGCAGAAATCATGGCTGCTTTGGCTCAGGAAATCACTGTTGAAATCGACCAGGAAATTCTAGCAAGTCTACGTAGTCTGAGTGGCAATACCTACAACTACAACCAATCAACAGTTTCAGGCACAGCAACATTCGTTGGTGATGAACACGCTGCTCTAGCAGTTCTGATCAACCGTGCTGCAAACCTGATCGCTCAACGCACACGTCGTGGCGCTGGTAACTGGGCAGTTGTTAGCCCAGCTGCATTGACAGTTCTGCAATCAGCAACCACATCAGCATTTGCTCGCACAACAGAAGGCACATTCGAAGCTCCAACCAACACCAAGTTCGTTGGTACATTGAACGGCGCAATGCGTGTTTATGTTGACGGTTACGCAAGTGACACACAAGCAGTTCTAGTTGGCTATAAGGGTTCAAGTGAAGCAGACGCTGCTGCATTCTACTGCCCATATATCCCCCTAATGAGTTCAGGCGTTGTTCTAGATCCAGCTACTTTCGAACCAGTAGTTGGCTTCATGACACGTTATGGCTACATTGAACTAAGCAACACAGCTTCATCACTGGGTAACGCAGCTGATTACCTGGAAGAAGTTGGCATCAGCAACCTATCATTCCAGTAAGAATTTACTGAATTTCGATGAATAAAAAACCCGCTTCGGCGGGTTTTTTATTGAATGTGAGTATTAAAATTACGCGATCTCAGAAATCTTAATTTGTTTTATAATCTTCCCCCAGAGATCGAATTCATTTTTCTCCCATGCAAAATCGTATTCTCCAGGCTTTGCGTGATGATTATTATGCAAATGTGCACCAAGCAGCACGGGCATTGCCCAGATATTATTTTTACTGGTGTTGTTTAATTCATATGTTGTTTTACCCCACAAATGGCATGGCACATTAACCACAAAATCGGTCCATACTGTAAGTAGCACATTGATTGCATAATACCAAAGAATTACAGGTGACATTAATGCAAATGATAATATTATTACAATTTGTATTTTAAAATAATTCTTGTGTTGGAAAACCAGCCATGGGTCAGATAGCAGATCTTTGACTAGTCTAGCATCAAATTTTTTTGTATCCGACTGTAGAAAAAAAGTTTGCCACAAATGAGTATGTGGATTGTGCGGGTCGTGTTCTGTGTCGGAATACCGATGATGCAACTTATGAATGCCCGCAAATGCAATAATGCTACCTTCACCAGCCAATGTGTCTAAAATAATTAGAATTTTTTCATTTAATCTGGTGGTTTTAAAACTTCGATGACTCCATAAACGATGCGCTCCAATCTCGCTACCAATTCCTTTGGTAAAAAACCAGACCGTGAATATTATGGGAGCAGCTTCCCACCCAATGGGAATGTAAAATGGCAACGTTACTGCCAAAAATATACTGAACAGTATTAATAGTAAAAGTTGACGTTTTTCTGACATACTCTTACTTATCTTAAATCGAAATGGTCATTGTATCTTTACATAATTCAAATAGGTGGTAGGGGTATTGTTGTTATACGTGTCTGGTTTATGTGCTTTGACCTTGCCACGAATTTTCAGCACCTTGCCTTCGTCGTGGGAATTTTTGGGACTAAAATTATAGACATTGCCTGTGTCGTCAATCAACAGTGCAGTGTAAAAGCCATAACTGGCAACATACCGGCAGCTCAGCACACGTGCGGTGAGTTCCAGACTGGCACCAATCTGACCCTGAAATTCACTGCCAGCAGTCGCCTGGATGACCTGTGCCTGCTTGACAAGATCCCGATGCACCTGGGGCACATATGCGATCACATTCCAATCACGGTTGATCTTTTTGGCAGGATCGGCGATCAGCTCTAGAATTTTTTGAGTAAAATCGCTGATTCTCTGACCGCGCAAAATCTTCAGGGTGATATTCTGCTGGATTTCCGCAATCACAGTCTGCGCCTGAACCACTGGCAGCTCATCGCCCGATTCCAACACTGCCCAGACACCAGGATTGACTTCAGGCTTTTGATCAGACAGATGAATGGCAGCGGCTACGGCTTGTAACACAGTATACTTGGCTTCGAGCTGGGAAGTTTTTTTGCTGCAAGGCACTACCATCTCCTGGTGGTTAACTGTGTAGCAATTATATGCTAAAGTGCCGCCAAAGTCAACTGAAATTTGCTAAATAAACTTGTTCACCCATATGGGTTTATGCGGCTCCCACCGCGTAGAGCATAGAACGCTAACACAAGGAGAAAAAATGGGAAGACCTATTAACAAACGATATTTCGGTGCCAATCTGGCAGACAATATCAAAGTTCAGTTTTTTAATGGCACAGAAAGTGTGCCGGGGTATATTGTAAAGCAAACTGGCAGCAAAAGATTCATCTGTAAAGATGCCAATGGCAATCAGGCCACTTGCTATCTGGTGGACAAAGCCAGTGCTGATTTAGCAGCTGGCGAAATGTCCATAACCATTGCATATGACAATGGTACTGCACGTCAGATCACAAAGATTTCTGCACATAAAGTGACCATAGACGGTGTACAGCAACCCTGGAGTTTTAATCCCAGCACTTCAGACAATCGTGTTCAGATTGAAGAAGCAGGCGCAGACACCCAATTGACATCTGCCACCAATCTGGAAGGTGACGATGTGGTGATTCCTACAGGCATGGACCGCAATGAGCCATTGGCAGGGTCAGGTGGCAGCAACAACACTGTGCCTGGCACGTTCAGAGCAGTGTCCTCATTCATTGGTCCTTTCTCGTCGGGAGGCATAACTTTCCGTGATTTGTCTGCTAGCGCATTGAACAGTGTGCCAAATGCTGCCAATGGACTATATCGACGCAAATATGTGGGAAATTTCTCAACCACCTACGTGCACCAGACCACACCACCATGGACATTGGACATGGGGTTCTTTGGTGTTAGATCACACGGACCAATTTCAGAGCCAGAATATGAAGTTGATACATATTTGAGCTTTGGTAATCGCAGTGATTTGGCCGATGAAAACAACTACGCTTTCGAGTGGAAGGGCTATATACAGGCACCTATCACTGGAAACATGAGAATTGGAGCTAGTGTTGACGATGATTGCGTGTTGTGGATTGGCGATGCTGCACTGAATCCAGCGAACAACAATTTCTTCTTTGCTCAATCGGGCAGTAACAGAAGGGGCACTGATGGTGTTACTGTAGTGGCAGGCAAATGGTACCCAATTCGACTATGGTTCCAAGAGTGGGGTGGTTCAGAAGAATTCCAATTGGGAGCCAGTGTCAGCACAGGTTCCACCAAGTACGGCTACGACGGCGGTTCAGCAACGCCATTTACTGTTGCACATAACACTACAACCAAGGGGTATTAATCATGGGACGTCCATTAAAGAAATCATTATTTGGCTCAAATGCCAACAACAATTTAAAAGTTCAATTCAACAATGGCTCAGCCAGTGTGCCGGGCTTTATCGTCAAACAAAAAGGTGCCAAAAAATTCCTGTGTCAGGATAAAAATGGCAACCAAGCAGTCTGTGTTCTGGTTGCCAAGGCAGCCAACGCATTGGCTGTGGGCGAAATGTCCATAACTGTCAGACTGGATTCCAATGCGGCTGTGCAAGTTACTAAAATTTCATCACACAACATCACTGCTGGTGGGGTAAGTTATCCCTGGACATTTACTGCCAGCTTGAGCGATGGTGCTGCTCAGGTGGAAGAGGCAGGTACAACTTCAGGTGCCAACGTCTTGGTTGGTGCAACCAATATCGAAGGCGACACTGAGTAAATACAGTAACTCATAAAAAATAGCGGCTAACAGCCGCTATTTTTTTCTATGCACTTTTTAGTATAAATAATTAAAATTGGAATATTCAGTATGGCCACAGTTAAACGATTTAATACCATCTACACCATTGATGGTCCTCAGACCATTATTAAAGGCAATCTTGTTGTGCAAGGTGCGCAGACTTCTGTAACCTCCACAGACACTTACATTACCGATAAGTTGATTAATTTGAACAACGGTGAGACTGGTGCTGGTGTGGGGCCAGCTGGCACTGGTAGTGCTGGATTGGTGGTGAATCGTGGCACGCTGGCCAATGTAGTACTCCGTTGGTATGAGCCTTATCAGAAATGGCAAATCACCAATGATGGCAGTGTGTATGCTAACATTGCGGTTTCTTCTGGCAATAAAACTTATCTGACAGCAGTCATAGAAGACCCTGCTCCGGCCCTGGGCGGAAATTTAAACGCCAATGGTCAGAATATAACATCCAATGTGGGGAATATTAATTTTACTGGAAATTTACAAATTAATAACTCTCAGACCCCACCCACAGCAGCAGCCAATGCCACTGTGGTATATTCCAGTACCCCAGCTGCAGGCACGTCGGGAGTTTATGTAGTCAACGGGGCCGCCGCCAATCAGGAACTAGTTACTAAAACACGTGCATTTGGCTACTCTCTAATATTATAGGAACAATAATGACAATATCTAATACCTCGCTAACTCTTGCGGCCGCAAATATCTATGTGAGTTCAGGAAACACTGTGGTTTCAGTAATGTATTTCTGTAATACAGATTCTGCTGCCAGAAATTTAAACGTCTACCTTATGCCTCAGGGCACTGCAACTGCCAATGCAGACGTTCAGATTTATAAAGATGTGCAAATTGCAGCAGGAGATACTCTGGTGGTGGATATGGAAAAATTGGTTTTGGGCAATGGTGATATGATTAGAGCCAATGCATCAGCGAACCTTGCCATCACTGCCACTGTTAGCTATGTGGGAATTTAACCAATGGCACATATGCTAAAAAATAGAGTTTTTAAATCTGCCAGTTATGTATTGGGTTTTCCCACAAGTTCCAGTGGTGTTGGGCCTGATTCCCCAGTACCAGGGCAGGCCAGATACAATACCACCACTGGTAAACTGGAATTTTATAATAACGAAACCTGGAATGCAGTGGCCCGTGAGGGGTTCTCACTAATGAGCAAAGACAGCTTCACTGGAGATGGCACCCGTACCGAATACGGTCCCATGAGTTATCCCTACCCTGTGGGCACAGAGGCATATGCACTGGTTCACGTGGGCACAGTGTATCAAATACCCGGCACTAATTACACATTTGATGGTACTAATAAAATAACATTTACCAGTCCACCATCAAATGGTGCTGATATCACAATCATACACGGTATCAGCAGCACCATCGTGGGTTGAAAAATCCAATAAATATAGCAAGAGGATTTTTTAATGGCCATTAGTCGCGTTCCTGGGTATTCATTATTGTCAGATTTAGATCGCCAGGGAGTTGATCTAAAGTTCGTCACCGACGGTAATACTCTGGTGCATATGGATTTCGCCAACTTCTATGTTGGTATAAATGGGATTAATCCGTCAGAACCCCTGACTGTTAACGGAAATATTCTGGTCAACACCGGCAATGTGCTGACTGCTGCCAATTTGGCGTACGATTTAGGTAATACCACTCATTGGTGGCGCACATCATACGCCGGCAATGCAATATCCAACACAGTTAACACCAGCAATGCAAACATTGGTAATTTGACTGTTGTGGCGAATTCCTATGTGAATTTTGGTAATACCCTGATACATTGGGTTAAAGACCCTGAAGATCCACAGGACGCTGCAACTAAATTTTACGTCGATCAGGCCACTGATGTCATCAACAATTTCACCGCCAATATTCCCAAGATTGGTAATGTTATTCCTTTGGGTACACCCATTGATGGCAGTCTGGTTGCCAATGGTGCCTACAGACACTGGAACACACTGACCTCTGTGACCGACAGCATTGACGATCTCAATCAGGTGGTACTGAATGTCTTCAAAGGCACATATGTCAGTGATGTGGATTTTACAGCCAACGTCCTGGCCGGTCCCAGTGCGTTGGCTGTGAGATTCACTGGTATCTACACTGGTAATCCCAATGCTTATTACTGGGATTTTGGTGACGGCACAACCAGTACGGCTGGTAATGTTGTGACGCACACCTACAGCAATGTGTCGGGCGGTACCTATTCAGTTAGCTTTAAAGCATACAACACCAATGGCACGTTCTCTGGCAATATTGATGCCGGTGCCCGAGGCTCAGTGGATTATGCAGACAAATCCAATTATATCCTGCTGTATACACCAGTTCCAATACCAACATTCACCACCAACCCCACCAGCATCAACACCACTGCCAGCACTACAATCACCAACACCAGCCAGTATGCCACAGGTTATCAGGTATACTGGGGAGATGGCACTGCAGCCACACCGGCAAATGTCTGGACCACACTGAGTCATACTTACACCAACAGTGGTGGCGACGCCACCTACAATATTATACTGACTGGCAGCAGCACCACCGCTGGCCCAATACCAGTGGCGGTCAATAGCGCGCCAACAACCGAATATGTTTATAGTACGCATACTCCGGTGTTCACTGCCAACACCGTCAGAGTCATCAACTATCAATCCAATGGTGGTGGCACCATAAGTTTCACCAATAGTACAGCAACCAATCCAGGGGCCACGGCGACCTTTGTTAATAATCGGTATCGCTGGACCTGGGGCGATGCCACCACCAGTAATGTAAACATACAGTCAGGAGCGGCAGGAAATCCTGGTACTCCCATTACACACACCTACTCATTGTCTGCCGCCGATCAAGCAGCAGGCAATACTGCAATCTACTATGCCCGATTGGAAGTCCTGAATGGTCACACACTGAGTCCATTTGTCAGTGCCAATACTGCAATCTATGTGGAGCCTGAAGTCCGAGCAGACTTCACTTCACAGGCCGTGACTGTCAGTGATGCCACTGCAGATGATGCATTAACTGGGTATATTTTTACTGATTACAACGGAAATAATCGAGCTGCCTTTACCAGTAACAACACCAGTCAGTTGGCTACTGCATACACCTGGAACTGGGGCGATGCCACCAGTGATGGTCCTCTGAGTGGAAATGTTGCTGGAACCATCTCAGGCGGCAACATCACACACACCTATACCAGTGTGGGAGCAAAGACTGTGTATCTGGATGCCACAGGAACCCCCGGCACTCTGTCACAGACCAACAGAAAAACCAGAACCAATTACATCAACATCAAAGCCAATCCTGCAGCCCCAGGTGCACTCAGTACCAAAACACTGAGTATGAGCACCGCAAGTCAGGGCACTGGGCCGTTGCTGGCAGCCGCTGCCACTGACAATACCACAGGAAATATTCCAGCAGCTGGTACCAGTGTTACCAGATATGGGTCAGGCACAACACTGATCACCAATACCATCACCGGTGCCAACACCAGTTTGACTGGAACATTGATTTGTTATACCAATCGCACCAGTACCGGCAGTACTAATTTCAGCATCAGTACCAACAGAACCGGCACTTATACCAATCTGGTGGTAGACGATGACAGAGATGCACATTTGGTCATCAGTGCAGCCACTTATCCCACGGGATTTTATAAAGTATTCAATGCACACAGCGCCATAGCATTCAGTAGTCTGGCATATGGGTACAATGATACTCATTTAAGTCATAGTGTGACTGGCGACACCAATAGTATTGGATTTGTCAAAGACAACCTGACTGCAGTTCCCACACTGAATATTGCCAATGTTGCAGTGACACAAGCGGCAGCCGGCACTCTGCGTTATATTTCCGGAGTTCCTTATTATAATACTGGGGGACAAATCACTGTCAGCAACGTGGCTGTCACTGATTTTATTGGACAAACCTACAGAAATATCAGTCCTCTGACCATCGCAAATGGCACCTTGGACGAAAGCACCACTGGATCCATCATCAGTTCACAGACCCGGACCTACAGTCAAATTGACGGGGCTGTGACTATGCTGAGCAGTGGTATACCCCGAGCCAACGTGGGCATCAGTTCTGCATATACCCTGGGCAATGTTACTATTAATATTGATGGCAGTGCCCGAGCAGTGGGCAATCTGACCCTGACTATGAATAATATAAATGGTGCCAGTACAGCAGTCACACTGCCTACTCGGATACAAATTTATAGTCAGAGTTTGACTGGGTTTGATGAGATGACCATTCCGGTCAGCAGTTCCCTGGGGGCCACTTACACTGATAACGGCAAGCGTGTGGATTTGGGGCTCAGCGGCAACACACCCGCATACACCGCCCGAGATTTTTATACCGGCAATGCCTGGTCCAACACCAGCACGGTTGCTGGCACAGATGAAGCCATTGTCAGATGGGGCACACTCAGACATCTGAACACCATTAATTTCAGCACAGGATATCTGCCAGTGGGCCCAGATTTGGTCACTGGTCGTAGCGGAGCACAATATTTTACATTTGCATTCAGACGCGCGGTCACTGCCAACTTTGATATAACACTGTCGGGAAAAATCAGTGGACTATGGATTGCGGCACCAGGCACACAAATTGACAGTACCAGTACACTTAATGGGTGGATAGATGGAACAACTGCCTACACTGGTGCCGGCGTCCCAGGTGCCAACACTGCTGCAGGTGGCAATGGTAGCAATGGATGTGCACTGACCAATGCTGACAAAATACCCACTGGCAGTGTTATTAGTGGCACCAGTTACACCCTGACACTGGGTGCAGAGAATTTATCCAATGCTACTGGAAAAAATTGTCTGGTTAGAATTAAATTGGCTACAGGAGATAGCATAACGGCCATTAGCATAGGAGTGGCAGCATAATGGCTATTTCCGATACACAAAAAGTTGATTATCTGTTTAAAAAGCTGGGATATGGGCTGACCAAGACCGATGTCACATCAAGAAAGCAGGCCTTCAACGAAAGTATCCCCAGTCCACTGTTGCTTCGTGGGGATAAAATCTGGAAAAATTCCGACCAGATACCAGGTGTTATACCCGCTGTGTCCAATGACATTGTTCGCATATATAGCGATGCAGCAAATACATCTGCCACTGTGGAATGTCAGGAAGATATAACTGCAACTGACAACAGAACCTGGAAGACCAATCTCACAGACTGGATCACCACTGAGTTTGGTTCCACATATCTGGTCAAAGTTTATGTTGATGTCACTGGGTCTCAGACACCTCAGACCACTGGCACACAATTGCTGGCTGCTGGGTCAACCAATAACGACGAATGGTTTTTCGACTACCAGAGCGGGGTGCTGCATTTTATTGGCGACAACTTGCCCGCCAGCATTGCCACAGGTGTCACTGGTCGGAGTGTCTTTGTTTCCGGAGCAAGATATGTAGGCGATTTTGGTGTCACTGGCAACATCAGGTTCAATGGGACCACCATCAGCACCAACGCCAATCTGACCCTGGCACCAGCCAATGGATACATTTTTGTTAGTAATAGTATCATCAGCAACGTGGCCAGCCCAGTCAGTGGTCAGGATGCAGTAAATCTCAACTATCTCAACAATCAGATAAGCAATGTTGTGGGGCAGATAACCGGCACTGCCAATGTGATATATGCTGCAGACACCAAAGTTGAAGTGGTTGATGATGGTGTTTTGCCAGGAAAAATTAACTTTGTGGTCGATGGTGTTCTCAAAGCAAACCTAACCGCAAATTCAGCTGACTTTTATGTAAATTCAGTCAATATTGCGAATCTAACGTTTAATGGAGATACGATTAATTCGACTGGAAATATCACGCTGAACCCACAGAATTCTGGTATAGTAAAAGTATCAGGCAATCTCGCAATGCGACTGCCAGTGGGCGATGACGAGAGTCGACCAGATAATCCCGAGATTGGGTACACCAGATTCAACAGCGAGAGACGAGCTATTGAGTACTATGATGGTAGCGAATGGCACATTCCCGGGGAATATGTCGTTACGTCCGACGTTATCACACCAGATGGCATCAGCAATGTCTATGTCCTGAGTTCGTCGGCCAGTTCAGATGGGGTTTTGGTCAGTATCAACGGCACATTGCAACAGCCATATGTGGCTTATACGGTCGTTGGTACCAATATAACTTTTAGTGAAACACCACTGATCACTGATAACATCGAAGTCAGACATATTGCTGCTGGTGGTACAAGCATAG